TTCTAGGCTATTTTATCTTATTTATTCGAAAAAAGCACGAAAAAAGAGCACACAACAATTATAGATAATACGATAATTCACACTGTTTCACAATACGTTGAAATTTAGAGCTTTAAAGCGAGGACAAAGTTGTTTTTTTACATCGTTTTACAGACGTTTACGACATTTTTGCCCCTTTTTTGCCCCTCTCAATCTCATACATTTTCACCGAATGCAGCACGAGATCCCGATACTTCCAAGTGCTTACCAGGTACTCAATAACCTCTTGGTCCTCTATCTTGCATTCCATAAAAAGCAACAACTTGACCGTGTACTCATTCTTCAAAATCGGCACCTGATAAGTCACATCTACCCAATGCTCAAAGCCTAAATCCGTCTGCTCTACACTTGTAAGCTCAATGTTCAAAATGTTCATATTTCTTCCTCCTACTTATCTATTCGTAGAAAAAATAAAAAACAGAGAAAAAATCATTACTTTTTTTAATTCAGAAAGTACTTTCAGACAAACAAAAAACCGCAAGCCTGAGCCTGCGGTTAGTGTAATCTAATTTAAAATTCTTTCTATTTTTATTTTGTAGTGATGAGCCCATCTGGCTCAACTGTGAACTCTGGCTTGTCTGCCATAGATCCATCTGGTTTTAGGTAGTACCATCCATTGCCATATTTGACAAATTGATCGGATTTCATATCTCCATCTTTTTCATCAAGATAGTACCAAGTTTCACGGTATTTCACCCATCCTTTAGCCATACGACCGTCTGATTTGAAGAAATACCAACGGTTATTGATATACATCCATCCTGTGACCATAGCGCCGCGTTTATCAAGATAGAACCAGTCTTGACCATCATTGAACCAACGATTGATTAAGCAATAGCCACGATCGTCAAAGTAGAACCACTCATTGTTGATTTTCTTCCAGCGTTTCGTTGGATAAGAGCCATCGGACTCCTCCCACCACCAGCCGGTATCATTGCGTTTCCAGCCACCTTCAGATAGACCGCCTTCAATATCTTTCTTGAATTGCTCACGACTGATTCCCCATTTTGCCAGATAAGGATATGGGTCAACGTGATCTGAGTGGTTGTTTGGTTGGTTATTCGTGCAATACTCATGCGTTTTAATTCCAGCTAAACTCCCTGTATCAAGTGTTTTCGGCAAACCTGCTTCGTCCGCAAGATTTCGCAAAAGCTCAACATAGAGCTTGTAATCGCGCATGAACTCTTCTTTACTTCCGTGACTCTCGATCAATTCGACTGCTGCGTAACTCTCAGCATTCCAACCGCCCCCAACATCCCAACTTCCGTTATTTACAGGACCGACCTGCATGACACGTCCATTCCCTACAACGTGAGAAAAGAATCCAAGTTCAGGGTCTTTACGATAATGGTAGTCCGCTTCATTTTGTGCGGTTGAGTTGCGATTTCCTGTTGAGTGCGCATGGACTTGTCGATAAGGTTGTACACCGACCTGAGGCAATCCTTCTCTGTATCTACTTGTATCAATATCCATTATTGTTCTCCTTTCCATGAATCGTTCATCTGCTTCACCGCTGACTCAACGAAGGTATCAAGGTCACGGTCAGTCATGCTGATGTTATATTTGCTAAGCTCAGCACGGATTTTAGTTCGTGCTTGATCAAGTTTCTCTTGACCTTTATAGCCAGTTTCAGAAGCGACTTGCTCCACGGCATTGACCGCATTTTTGGCCAAGATTTCGACAATCTTGATGGTTTTCTCTCCACCTTTTTGAACCAGGTAGTCCTTGACCGCTTTAACGGCGATTCCAGCCAAAATTACAAGGATGCTGATTGCTCCGTTTAGTAAAATTTCGTTAATCTGTTGCATTTATATTTTCCTCCACAATTTCTAATTCTAGAAATTTTTCATACAGTACCTTGATGGCTCCATTTCCACCAAGCTCGACATAACTTTCATATAGACGAGACAATTCCTCAATCTCATGCTGATTGGTATTGCCTCGTCTAATTGCTTTTTTTAGGTTTTCTTGCAATCGAAAACGCTGTAATCTTTGAAGACCTTTTCCAATAACGCTCAAACCTTTGCTATTATCTTTACCAATGCTCTCAACATTCGAGACGGTCTTTTCAATGGCACTAATCTTGTCAGATAAGAGACCGATTTGTTTGTCAGTCTCTTTTGTGTTCTGTGTGCTTTTAAAAGAAAAATAGCTAGGAATAATCACGATTAGAATCGGACTCAATTTATCCAAAAATGCTAGTAATTCCAATCAGATCACTTCCAATCTACTGTGCAGGAACTCGAGTGGTCCCAAGATCACTTTCGTTTTTTTGCCCTTCCCACTTCCAGATTGCAAGAATACCATTTTGAGATGGTACGCCTTCAAGTTGTTTGAAGGATTCTCCTTTGTAAGTGAAAGCCTGATTTGTCTGAATCAAGACACGCTTTCCTTCGCCATTCAATTCGACGTGTTCAGGATCTTCAATCACAAACATATCACCTGGTTGATAGACCTTGCCTTCCTCAACAAGTGGGAAGAGTTCGACAAGTTCCTTGTAGGTGGTTCCATAGGCAATTTTCTCACCCATGATAGAATCTTGAGCCGTGACACGCACGACTTTGTCAATTTTATTTGCAAGCGCAGAAAGTCGGTCCTGTTCGCTCTTATTGTGTGCAATCTGTTGCTCAGCTTGTTCAAGCTTATTCTGCGCTTGCACAATCGCAGAGCTTGGGTCCAATTCGGATTTGAGAACATCCAGCACCGCTTGAATCAAAACGTCTTCTGGCTCGTTTGTACGGTCACCAGGAAACGACCGTGAGTTAGTGCTGTAGCGATTTCCTTCTGACAATTGAATTTCTACCACCGTCTCAACATTCGATCCAGAATTTCTTAAGTAAGGTCTTGTTGATAGATTATAACCATTGATTGTCATGTCTATTCTCCTTCTGCTGGTTTAGTTTCTTCATCAAGCAGAGCTTCCAGCTCATCCACTCGTGCTTTAAGTCTTTGATTTTCAGCCAATTGTTCTTCCAGCTGAATGCTCAAGATATTATTTGCAATCATTGTACCGTTTGATGTATCGGATAAGTCATTGATTGTCATCCGAAGTGCGCGGTTAAGCTGTTCTGTATTCATTTTCTAAGTTCTCCAATCTGTGTGTAATTTTTTGATTTTCAAGAGCGAGCTCCTGAATAGCTTTAAGTGCGATGTTTGTTAGTCTGAGGTTGTCAAGGTTCAGCGTGTCTCCATTCTCGTAAACAAGCGTAGGGTCTACTGTTTGGACCTCTTGGGCAATCAAACCAATCTTCGTGTGTGCTTGTTGTGGTCTGTCTTCTTGTTTCTTCCAATCGTATTCCTTAAATTGGAATTGCTGGATATAGTCAAGAGCCTTGTGCTTACAGTCAACGATATTTTCTTTCAGACGTCTGTCTGAGAAGTGCTGATTGACAACTGACCACAGGCTATATGCTGTACTATTGTAACTATAGTAGATGTCATTCCCTGAACCACCGAAGCTCAAAGATACATTGTCAGAGTTCCAGAATCCAATGGTGCCTGTTGTTTTACCGTTAACACTTCCTTTCCCTGTCTTGAGCCAGCCGATTCCCTTTGCATTGATGTAACCTTGTACAGTCATAAGAAACTCATCTGTATCTGTTGCAGTATTTCCAATTGTGAAATCCGAATCTCTGTAGAGGAAAAGCCCGTAAGGGACATTTTCCCCACGGCCATAGGATCCAATGAACTGAACTCCCAAGCCATCTTTGGCATTATAGTCTCGTGGTACGTTAATCTGTAGACCGCCATTGACTGTATCAAATGAGCCATAAGAGCCTAGTTGAATTTGGGTGTGCCCTGTTAAGGTTCCACCATAGATGCTGGCCCCTCTAATGGTTCCACCGTAAATCCTATCACCGCTTAAAATACCTGAGCGAACCTGACTTGCATCGATTGCAACGCTCTGAACACGGTTAATGAATGCTTGTTTTGCAAAAAGCTGATTCAAATAAGCTTCATTTGCGACAAGCTTATTGAAGAAAGCTTGGTCAACCTTCAATTTCTCAGCCGTGACCGCTTCAGCATCTAAAACAACAGTAGTCACTGAACCAGCTTCAAAATTGGCCGTTTTCAGCTTATCAACCATAGCTGACTTGATAACAGCATTGTCAATCAAGGTTTCTCCAGTAATATGAAACGATTTTCCTATTACTCGATTTCGACCATCAGCACCCAGATTGATTCCAGAAATCAAATCACCTGCGCTGTTGATATTCTGGACGGACCATGAACCATTTAATTGAGTTTGAACAGACCGAATAGCTTCGTCGGTATCTTCAGAAGCTTCTTTGTAGTCCGTTGCGACAGAACCTCTTTCGAGTTGAACATCTGTAACGTAGAGATTGATTGTCTTCCCTTTTTCGCCATACAACATCAAATTCAGATTCTCGACATCGTCTGATAAAGTAAACGTAAATATGAAACGCTTATACTTCGATGTTATTTGTGGACTTGGAATATTTTGCCACTCTTGCCCAATAATGTTTTTGTTTTTGATATAATGCAAAGCGACTTTCAAGCCACTGTTACTATCGCCACCATCTTTCGAAACAAGCAGGGATACACTCACCTTTTCCCCTCGAACACCTTCAAATGCAAAAGATTGCTGAATTCCAAAAAAATTGGCAACATCTTGAGATTCGTGATAGAAGTGTAACCCTGGACGATTTCGATTATCGGGATTCTTTGAATGCTGGTAATTAAAATTCAAACCAAAATTGACAGATTGATATTCAATCCAGTTTTTTGAACCGTTCTTAAATTGACCATTCCTGATATAATTCCGGCCACCTTTTGCAGCTTTTGCAACCTCAACCTGAAACAACTGATTGGTCAGAGCCATGCGAGCAACATTATTAACAATCCCATTCTCAGAATTTCCAAGAATACGCTCATAGAGTTGACTTGTCTCTCTTACTAGCTGAAAATCCGTCTGATTAGCCTTGCCAGAAATCATTGACGTGATTTCAGCAAATCGGCCATCTACTGCTGTTTTATATTTGGCAATCTGAGTCGCTATTGTGCCATTTTGTGGGTTGGTAATAGCTTCAAGCCTACGCTCAATGCCTCGCACATCTTCCTGATGACTCGCCTTTCCTACATAGTCCCTCGTGACCAACTCACGAACTGCCGTTGCTTGTCTCGCGCTCTCTTCTCGAGTGTATCTTCTCAATGCTTCTTGTCGCTGGCTGTCTTGGTTGACATAGGTTTCAACTGCTGCCAGCTTCGTAGATAGACCTTCAGCAGTTTTCTGAAATTCAGACTTGGCAATGACAAGGTCAGTCTTGCCATCTTCAGGAGCAGGCCCTGCATCTATACGAGTAGAACTTCTGGTTAATTCGACTTTACGAAATGCTACATGACCAATCTCGTTATAACCAAGAATAATTCGCCAGAAATCGAAATTATCAGGCTTAGTCAGCGCTGGAATAGTGACTTGATAGGTCTGCCAGCTCGACGTGAGAGTGAAATTACCAGATATGATTTCAGGATTACCAGGTGCTGTTCGATTAGCTCTTAATGACACCCAGATGTTTGGAGAACCAGAGTAGCAAATTCCTTGAAACGAAAGTGTGTAGGTTTCGCCGATTTCCAACTCAAGAAGAGCTGTCGAATTCTTTTCAGACACTCGACTTCCTTCTTTTGAGAAAATCTGCATTTGTTTCCAGATTTTAGTCGTTCCTTTTACGTGGTATTCACCATTGATGATTTTCCAATCAACAGAACTACTGTCCCCTTGATGGTATCTCCAAAGACCTCTTGAGAAATCGTAGTCTTCAGCATAGTTGCGACTGCCGACCTTCATCTTAGAAAATTCTTCTCGCAATTTCCCAGCTTCAGCAATAACCAAAGTCTTATCCGCTTTGTCCTTGGTTGCATCAAGGATTTCTTGACGGATAGAACCAGCTCGCACCTCAAATTCAGCCAGATTCAACTTCTGATTCAGCTTGTTCTGCGTGTCTTTCTCAAGACTCTTCACAGATTGTCGGATATTCTCAGCGGTCACATTTAGTGAGCTGATATCCGCTTTGGCTCTGAGACCTTCAGTCAGACGATTCACACCAGCTTCGATTGAGTCTGCTCGTTGCTTAAAGGTCGATTCAAGCGCTGAGATTTGATTTTCGATATCTTCAGGATCTTCGCTGTAATCAGTCGCTAACGTTCCTGATTCGATTTTCGGAGCGCATATTTCGATAATTCCTGCGCCAGATTGTCCAAATTGAATTGAATTTTCAATTGCATCAGCAGTAAATGTAAATGAATATTTCTGCCAATTTTTATGAGAGATGGATTTCTGAAATTTGCGATTTAAATCGGTATTATTTGCCCACGAACGAAATAGCAAGTTTACGTTTGCATGTGAACTATCACTCGCAACCCTTGCGTAACAAGAAATCGTGTACTTTTCACCAATTCGCAATCTAACAAGTTGAATTAAATCTTTATTTCCACCATTCGTATTTTCAATAACACGAATCATGTTTTTTATCATTTTTTTTGGAGGATCTAAAACTTCTACGCTAATCGCTCGTCCATTTCCTCCACTAGCACTCATCCAATAGCCTTTTGAACTATCGCCAATCAACAAACTCGCAGTATTGCGCAAGAGGTTGATTCCTCCAACCCTCACACTCGCAATCTTACTTTTTAACTCCTCAGCCGTCTGCGTGAGCTCTGACTTGCTGGCTTTACCATCGGCCAGATTCGTCAGCTCAGCCAGCCTGAGAGTGGTCGTCTGCTCAAACGTCGCTTGCGCTGACTTTACACCTACCAATTCATTCTTGGTCCGATTAAGTGCTTCAACTTGTTTAGCAATATCAGCTTCAGCCTGCGCCTGCTTCGGTCGAATATCGTTCACGATGGTCCGCTTCAGAACGTCCAAGTCACCCGATAGAGCCGTCTGAGCGCTTGTGGCCTGTCTCTTAAACTCTTCAAGCCTGGCAATCGAATCCAGACCAATCCGCTTAGCTTCCTGAGCGAGTAAGCTGCTGGCGCCAGAATTTCTCAACGCTTCTTCGGCTCTACGCTTAGCTTCTTGCAGAGGGCCATTGTTAAAACTGCTAAACCTCTGGTCGATAGTGTCAGAGAGTTCTCTTTTGACTTCTTCCGCTTTGGCTTTGGCCAGTTCGACTTGATCACTAAAATCTTTTTTGATTTTTTCAACCCTCTGGTCAAACCCTTTATCTGCTTCCTCGATTTGATTTTGAATTTGAGCTTCAAAGTCGTTGAATTGCTCAATCTTCTTCGTAAGTGTTCCTGCGTATGAATACTGCGCATCATTGCCGGCTTTACTGTCTGCGCCGATACGACCACGCAGACCGCCCTTAAATGTAAATGATTGACTTAAGATTGGCGACTTGAACGTCTCACCCGTGTTTGTCTTGATGGTCACCCACTCGCCCACGTTAAGCAAGAGATGGCCTTGATAATTCAAATTGAACGGATAATAACGAATATCCTTGATTTTGTGATAAAGGTTATCCAAAACCGCTTGAGACATGAACAGATTATCCAATTCTAACGAGCGACCAGTTCTCAAACCAACCGTGAGCGTCTCTTTATCTTTTTTACAAGTTATCCCTGCAATCTGATACTCGATTTCACTCTTGGTCAATCCGTGCATGAAGTAGCTATCTGCTGTAATTGTGATACCTGAGTCAGTCAGTTCCTTGATTTCGAGTTTACCTTCTCGATTGAAAAAACAAGACATCCCGAGCATCTGAGTAGCTAGGCTCAAAACATCTCTGAATGTCATCTTTTTATCTTTCGGAATCTGATCGATTCTGTAATTCATGGATGTAATATCCATGTTTTCATTTGCTAACTCTATACCAGTTTTCAGACAAATTTCTTTGATAACATGCCTGATTTCTGCTGGATAAGTCAAGTCCGTGACGTGTTCACGATTGAGCTTAAACATCTCGTCCATCAAATCAAGTTTGGTCGTTTTACGATTTCGATCAATCTCAATATCATTGATGAAGTATTCACCCATTTTGACCCATTCATAGGTTCCGTCAACCAAAAGGCCGACTTCTGGATAAATCTTATCTAACTTATTGAATGTAGTAATAATGCTTGTGAACGTGATTTTGCCACTACCCGCGCAAGTTCCGCCCGGCTTGTATGTATCACCCTTAATATAGCCATAATCAAAATGAGCCTCTTTAATATCGCTTGACTGATATCGCCCTACTCTGATAGCGAAAGTACGGTTTTTAGCAAACATAGCTTCATCAAATTTCTTACGTCTAAATATATCCATGTTCTACCTACCTTTCTACCAGATTAAATTTTGCGCCAGACCACGGCTTGAACTTCTCAGTAAATGAATAACTCGGAGCCGTTCTGTCTCCAACATAAAACATTTTAGTTGTTTGCCCTTTTATCGGGTCCGGATAAGATACCTCGACGAATTCAGGCGATACAGCATTTAAAAGCTGACTCATTTCATCTTGAGTCAACATACCCCATTCGCAAACTAGTTTTCGTTTAGTCGTGATACGGTCACGCACCATGTCTCCGTTCGCATTGCGACCTGTTTCTCCGTCGATATCCTGAATATCAACCTGAAAAATTTTGGGAGGCTTAACAGCCACCCCATTGATAATTAAGCGTGCCATTTTACCTCCCTTTAAATGTTAAGCAAGACTTGTCCTGCACGTTCTTGTTCCCGATTGATTTCTTGGATGGCCACACGACCAAATTCGTGTCCGCCAATCATGATGACGATGTCACCGCTACCGCTGAAGCCTCCAGATTGTGGCAAGCCACCGCCCAAGGCATTGACTACAGCACCACCTACGATACGCCCCATAGTCTGCAAAAATCCAGTATTTTCAAGAGGCATAACGACTTCTTTACCAGCTTCACCAATCATGGCCACAGTAGGGCTATCAACGATACCACCACGAGCAAGACGAGGCAGACTCACATATCCAATACCACCAAGAGAAACACCTGGGATCTTGTTAATCAAACCAATAACGCCATTGATCATGCCGATGAAGCCATTGACTACATTCTCAATCGTTCCAAGAACCGCATTAACTGCGCTCTTAAATGCGCCACCTACTGCATTTCCGACCATTTGACCAGCATTCACGAAGATATTCTTGACCGTGTTCCAAACACCGCTAAAGAAGCTACCAATCGTGCTAAATGCGTTCTTGACTGCTTCAAATGCTGTTTTGAAGATATTCCCAAACCACGTTGCAACGTTAGCAAGTGCAGTCGTCACATCGTTCCAACGCTCACCGAACCAGGTTCCGATTGAAGAGAATACGTTTGTAAGGGCGTTCCAAGCCTTTTGGAACGTATCACCAAACCATTTAGCTACGTCTGCTAAAACAGTTGTGATGTCGTTCCAACGCGCTGCGAACCATTCTCCGAGTGGCGTGAAAATGGCAACAATACCGTCCCAAATTCCTTGGAAGATTGCCACAATTGTATCCCAAATGAACTTCAGAACTGCGACTGTTAAATCCAACAATCCAGTTAAGATTGTAGACAAGATGTTCACAATAGCATCGCCCGTTTCAGTGAAACCGTCGAAAATCTTGCTCATATCACTTGTGAGAATGCCAGTGATAATATCAAATATGCCCTTGAGAAAGTCGGCTATTCCTCCAAATATATCAGCAACTGTGTTGAATAATACACGGAAGACTTCTCCAATATATTCAAGAGTTGGAGCTAGAACTCTCGTCAATTGCTCAACGAAAAAGCCAATCACAGGACCTACATAAGCATTAATGACTTGTGACATTTCTTGGAAACTTGCGACCATCTCCAAAATCTTCTGGATCATTGGCGAGATGTGTTTGTCAATTGTGTTCGAGAAGCCTTGACCGAGTTTTTCGATAATTGGTTTGATGTAATTATTCCAGCCTCTTACAAACAAATCGATAATGCTTGATATAGCTTTCGTTGACGATTCAATCGATGGTCTAATATAATTATCATACACACGACTGAGAGAATCAGACATATCATTGATTGCTTGTTCTGCACTCTCAAAGACAGGAGCGATGGCAGATAGGGCATTGGAAAGTGCATTGGCGATATCAGGCATGTTATCCGTAACAATTCGCTCGATTCCTTGCATGAGGTCGCCACCAAGTTTGAAGCCAATCTCTACAATGCTAGATTGAATTGCTAGAATGGCAGACACAATTGAACTTCCAATACGAATGGCTCCATCGGATGTGATTACGTCATAGAAGCCGTCTGCGAACGCCTGAGCAATGTTTCCAGCCGAAGCAAACATATTGCCCGTATTCTCAAACTGAGCTACCAGCGAACGGATAATACGTTCTTTTTGACGTTCTAGACCATTCGCTATACTTTCAGCAAGAAATACACCAATACCAACTCCAATTGTACCGATAGAACCCGCTATCTGCCCCAATGCATAAGCGATTTTCTCGGTCATGATATTAAACGCATTGACTACTCGTGGATCAGTTCCAATTTCTTCAAGTGTCTTCTTAATTCTATCTAAAGCATTCTTGATGCGTTCTAGACCCTCGACTCTGAATGCAGCATTAAAACCTTTTTTGAAGAGATCAAATAGTCCTTTCAACTTGTCTCCAAGACCATCAAAGATACTCTTGAATTGGTTGTCCATGTCGGTTAAGGCTACTTCCGGCAAAATATCCTTGAAAGGTCCGCTTCCGCCTCCCTTTCCTTTACCGCCTTTGCCCTTGCCACCGCCCCCACCAGAACCGCCAGAGTCTCCATCATCTGCGTCGTCTTTCTTGTTCAAAAGGTTGATTTCATCAAATCCCATCAGACCAAGCAACTCTTTGACTGCTTTCTTAGCATTTTTGGCAGAGTCTCCGAGATTATCAGCTAGTCCACCGGAAGCATCGTCAGCATCACCCATGGCATCAGCGAGGTCGCCTGCGCCACCTGCTGCATCTTGTAAGGCTCCGTTCATGTCACCGACCGCGCCAGCTACACCGTCTTTTACTGTAGCTTTCTTGTTGAACATCAAAGCGATAAACTCAGCGAGCTTAGCAGTCACGTTCTTCAAGACCATAGCAAATGAGTTCAAGACTGGCATGATAGCGTTGATAATCGGCAAGAATGCGTTACCGATGTTCAAAGCAGAGTCTTTCAGCAACGACTTGAACAAGCTGATACTACCGTTTACAGAGTTTGAAAGTGTATCTCCGTATTTAGCAGTCGCCTGCTCCAAAATCGCCATAAGACGGATTTGTTGTTGAGTTTGATAGTCTAGTTGGTCCCAACTTTGACCATTTGCAAAGCGCTTGAATGCTTCTGTCGATTGAATCATGGCCACATTGACGTTGATTCCTAAATCTTCAATCGCTTCCGTATTCCCTAGCAAACCAGAGCGAATCCGCTCCATAACGTCTGTAATGCTACGACCTGAACCCTCTGCGACTACTGCCGACGTTTGTAACATCTTAGCAGTATACGCGCTCAGTTTGTTAGAATCTTTGATAAAGCCAGAAAATAGATTTGAATATACCGCTCCATATTTCGTCGCTTCACCAACGCCCATATTCATAGCGTTTGCGTTGTCATTGACCCATTTTAAGAATGTCTGCGAGCTCTCGCCCATTTGGCGCTTGATTTGATTGACTGCTGCCGTGACTTCTAAAGCCATCTGTGTTGAGTACATGCCAACGTCTAACATTTTCTTACCAAGATACGCAAAGCCTGCAAATTTGGCTAGTTTACCAAACACACCCATCATTGAGCCAGACTGTGCCTTGATTTTGTTGGTTGAGGCTTGTACTTTGCTAGAGGCATCTTTGACCTTGTTCTCGACTTCTTTCATCTTGCTTTTGAAAGGTGCGATTTCAGCGTCAATCATAACCTTGAGCTCATCAAGAGTAACTCCCATCTATTCTCCTTTCATTTTCATTTTTCGATTATGACTTTCAGCAAACATGCGCATGCGTTCTTGGTGCAATTTCAGCTCTCGTGCCAATCTCGCTTGTTCGACCTGCTCTCGCTCTTTCTCAAAAAGTTCAGGAGCGTAATCCCAAACGTCAAGCGGTTTAGCATCTTTTGAAAGCAAAAGAGAAACGTTATTTGCTATCATCTGCGAAAGTCTGTAAGATTCAATAATCTTTTCTTTTTGCTTTTGGATTGTGACACGATTATAGCTCTCAATCATCTCTCTGATTTCAAGTACCGTCAAATCCCAAAAATCGAGAGGCTTGCCCCCAATGTCCAAAAACATCGGGTATAACCTCTCGACCATTTCTTTTACTGATGTAACTGCAGTCGATTCTAGTCGACTACTTCCATTTTCGCTTTGGATTTCTTGGGAGTTTTTTTGCTTGTTTTCTCCCGTGGCATAAAACCCGAAACTTGAAGCATCGGCAAGATAACGTCTGCCATGAATGCTGCCTGATCTCCACCATTATCAACATAATCATCATAAAGATCAGACACATCTTCAAATGAAATTCCATGCTCAAACTTTTGAAGCGCTCCATGAGTCAACAGCAACATGACTTTAAGGGGAGGTAAAGCAAAGGCTTCGCCCTCAGATGGCATGAAGACCTTGAGCAGGTTTGCTCCGATTTTTTCTTCGACTTTCGTCGCTTGCAATGAAGTGAGTCGGAGTTTCAACTCCTTGTCCTCACTGACTTTCCAAATTGCGTATGGTAGTGCCATTCATTAACCTCCCAATCCGTCTGTAAATGTAAGCTCAGACTGCAAAGCGATCTTGAGCGTGAATTCGATAACAGAGTTCACTCCGCCACCGCCCAATTTAACGGACACTTGACCTTCAAATGTGACCTTAGTGCCGTCTGGATAGGTTTGCTCAAAGTAGAGTTTCTTCTTGCCGTCTGCTGCCTTACGCAAAACACGATAAGGAGCAGTTGCGCTTGAGTTGTCATAAGCGAATTTGTACTCAAGTTCTCCAGCGTCCCCAATACCAAATTCGTATTTCTTAACCTTATCTGCAAGAGTCGTATTCTCGACTTTTTCAGGTTCAATACCGAATTCAGGTACTTCTTTCAAACCTGCAAGATTTTGATAATTGCCTTTAGTTTCACTAAAAGCAAGCTTAATTCCGTTTGCTAACATGTTTTAATTCTCCATTCTGTATTGATAAACCAATTGTGAATTAAGGTCAACGATTCCTTCAAAACGCATCAACTTGTGACGCAAATGCGAAGGATCGGGTACGTCTTGACAATCTGTTCTTCGCAATCCTAAAGATGCGAAGATTTCATTGATTTTGACTGCTAAATCGCTTGTGCTATCTTTGTCGAAAATATCAACCTTATAGCGAATATGCGACTTCTTCTCTTGGTCATCGTACCATTCACCCGGTTTATTCTGTTCTTCCAAAAAAATGACGACTGGAACATTCTCCCAATCGTCTGGATAAGTATCGGTCACATTATCTGCGACCTTTTGTAATTCTTTATAAATTAAGGGTTTAATATTAATCATTTTATCTGCTCTCTTATCTTTCTGCTAACGTATTTTGAAATGTTACTAGATACACGGTCGTGGTTATCTTTCAAAGCGGGGTACAAGTAAGGTTGCGCAGACTGACCATACATTTTGTAAAACTCACCTCTTTTAGCAAAGTGGTAAGGTCCTACATTAATTTGATCTTCATGCACGTACCAGGGACTAGACCGATAAGACACGCTGACTTCTGGTGATATGCCAGAGTGGTTTTCTTGCCCTTTCGGACCCGTCCCGAGTTCAACATAGGCAGCATGGTCTGAGTTTGTAAATACTTCACCTGATATCTTGTTGTCATTTACTTTCAAACGAACCCTGATGCTATTTCTCAATTCACCCTCATTCACTGGAGCTCTAAGTTTTGCTTCAGCTTGTACGACTGTTTTAGCAGCATGCAAGACCGCTTGTCCTACTATCTCGTTGCTCTTTGCACCATATAGCTTACGACATTTAGCGATTAAGCTATCTGCTCCGATTAAACCTGACACGTTCCAACTCCAATACTTGATGCCTGCTGTATACTTTTTTTGAGATAACCCGATGCGTGACTTCTGTTTTGCTATCAATACAGACACCGTCTTTGACATTAATGTCCGCACTCTTGCTCGCATTTGCGTTCAAGATATCGTTGACACGGTCACCGTAAATCTCAGATTGCAACTTGCTAGTCGCTGGCCACAACTCAAGTCGTACTTCTTCAACCTCGTCCGAGTATCCTTCTTTAGCAATTCCCTCATTTGTCACGGTTTTCTTGAACCGCTTGAGGTTATATGCTTTCAGTCTATTCTTTTTCAAAAACATGACCTGCCACCCTTGCTAAGCGATGCATCCGAATACGCTGTAAAAGGCCCGTAGACAAGCCTGACTTACTGTAGGTTACAGATATACCACCTTCGCTCCTAGATTGCTCTCCCTCACTTCCAGAGCGATTGTAGAGCTCAATTACAAGCTCAGGGATAAGCCTTTCAAGCGCTGGTGTCAGCTTGTCTCGGTTCGTTTCAGATAAAATGATGTTTTCAGCCCTTAAAAGCAAAGACGAGAGGACTGTTTCGTCACTCTCGCCCGTCAATGATTTTAGTTTTTCAAGTTCCATAAGACCTCCTAATCGTAAGGAGTCGTCTCGTCTCCTTGGGTTTCGGTTTCGTCAATGATCTCGACAACGTCTGCGATATCGACTGAGAACTCACTCTTGAGATTGTGTGACAATTCGTTGAAACGCTCGTCTGTCATCTCAAAAACATCATTCTCATGTCGTCTCACTTTCGCTTGCCAGTCATTGAAGGCTTGTTTTACTCTGACTTTCATGGATCAGACCTCATTTCTTGACTTTCCAGTTAGCAGAATCAGAGTCTGGCGCAGTCGTAGAGTTCGTGATTTCTTTGACTGCAACATAGACTTTGTCTTCATGCGTTACTGTATCGCCTTCTTTGTAGGCTGTTCCAGTCTTCCACGCTTTTGCACGGTTCACTGTCTTGCCTTGTGCTGATTTTTTAGCAGCAGGCTTAGAGTCTGCGATTGTGATGATGTACTTTTTGAAGTGTTCAAGTACATACGCTCCAGTGTAGAGCAATTGTTCTACCAATTCACCAAAACGACCAGGAACATTGTCGTTGTACTTGGTATTGTCGATCTGAATTGGTGATGTAACAACACCAGGGGCAGTCGCAAGGGCATTAACATTTGGCAAGAACTTAGAAGGTACTTTGTAGACTGTGTAGTCATCAAGTTCACCTACATATCCTTTGCCAAGGACTTTCTTGTCTGCGTCACCTTGTGGCAAGCGTACGATTTCGGACTTGATAGCCTTGTAGAAACTTGGAGTTACAAAAAGCAAGCGTTCTTTAGTGATTCCAAGCTCATCCAATTTCTCAGACACATCAAGAACCGCATTGTAAGCGTTGTTTGCTCCTGCTGTTTTGCCCATGACCACATTGTCACTTACGTTTCCAAGTGCTGCATCAAAACGAAGTTTGTCAAGATACGGAGCGACTACTTCGGCAGTCTGACGAGCAAGCACGTAATCAATGTTTACTTGACCGTTTGAGTCACGTTCATCTAATTGGTCAACGAAACGGCCCCAGTATTTTTCTTCTTCAAGAGTGTAGACCTTTTCTTCAACTTCAACGTGATCAAAATCGTTGTCTTGGTTACGTTTGTAGTCTTTAAGACCAGTTGTGTTTCCTGTTGCAACAGTGAAAGAGCGACCATTAAGAGTTACTGCTTCGCTTGGTGTCAAGAGCGGTGTTGCGTATGAATTTACTGCAAGTACATCTTCAATAATTCCAAGATGACGCTTGCGTGATTCTGCTGTGTTAATTGATTCAAATGCCATTTATATTTACCTCATTTTTTATTTTTAGTGCAAAAAGTCTTTTTTCCATTTTTCTACAACTTCTTGCTGATTTGTTGGCGCAGTTTTGATAGGTGCGCTACCTTTCATGCGTTCGGATACACCTTTCTGCACTGCATCCTCCCACGTTTTTTGAATGCTTGCGACCGATTCAGTCACAGCTTCAGCGTTCGACAAATCAACCACGGCCACTAATTCAACTGGTAAGCCACGCTCGCTTAACATTGCTTTAGCTTCTGCGGTCAATTCCTTACGAGCAATCGCTTGTTCACGATTAGCTAGTTCTTGCTCTAATTGTTTCAGCTGATAGTCTTTCTTCTCATCAGCGTTCATCTTGGCAAGTTTCTTGGCTTCGTTTTCTTTAGCTTCTTGCTCTGATTTCCACTTTGCAAATTTCTTATTGATGATTTCATCAACTTCTGCATCTGTGTACTTCTTCTCGTCTTGCGGTTGTTGCGTAGGTTCTGCAGGTACCTCTTGGACTTCAACCGTTTCGACTGTTTGTGTTTCTTCGTTCATTGCGAACCTCCTATTTTTTAAGTCGTCCCCGACTGTAATTTCCATAGCTTTTAGAGTCTTCAATGCTTGGACAATTTAAAAACCGTACGGGATTCCATACGGTTAGATTTTATAGTTTAATTTCTTCAATTTTTGCACGTTGTTCTAGAATTTTTAAATAATTCCACATAGTCGAACACTGACCTTTTAACAAATCGATAGGACATTTCGGTTCAAATTCTAGTTGTCCTTTTTCGTATTTATCAATCATCGTATCTAACTTTTGGAATCGTTCTCTCAATTCGTGGTATTCTTTTCTAAATCTTTCTTTCCAATCTTCCATTTTTTCTGTCCCTTTCTTTTTAAGCTTCTATAAGGATAACTTCACAAGCTATCACAGAAATTCTTTTTACAATTAAATCGCAATCAAGAAAATCACATGGGTAGTCTCCGTCTAAACGTTCATTGTTGTGATACACCGAAATGTTAGCTTCTTCCTCTATCACGTCACAAAGTTCTTTGACTTTCATTTTTTTATACCTTTTTCAAATATATAAACCGCATCAAATCTGACACGGTTTATAGCAATTTACAGTAATTTATAGCAGTCTATTCCTGCTAGTCAAGATGTTGGATCACCTCCTAATCTTTAATGGCACGATTTGAAACCTTGGCGTAAACATCCACATAAGTCTCTTTCTTGTCTCCGTTATGCGTGATTTCTGCATAATCTCCACAAGGTTCGCTTGATGTAATTGCGTTCGTACTAACAAGAGCTTTCCAGTTTTGCAGGGTCTTGCTAAACCAAACTACAAAGCAGTCTTCTGTTTTGATTTCACGACCTGATAAGCGCGAAAATTCTTGTGATGCCAATCGTTTTGCTTTTTCTAACATTTTTATTCCTCCATTTTTTCGTATGTTTCTGCAAAAATATCCGGCTTGCATGGATAAAATTCTCCTTGGACACCTTTGATAATGTAGTCACCTTCTGTTGCAATCATCAATCCTTCAAGTGTTTCTATCTTTAAAACTGGATTATCCAAATCAGCATAATCTACACGAACTGGATCTAATCCTAATTTTGATAACTCCAAAATTGATTCTTCTGTATCTACGAACTGAACCGCCTCAATTACAACTGGTTTCTTTCTGTATTTCATTTTTTTAATCCTTTCTTTACACCTTCAACTATTCCACTGATCACGGCCAGAATAATAAAGATTAGCAACAAGAGTACCAACCACCCAAGAGCAATCAGCACCCAATCCCAAATAAACATGTTTTTACTCCTTTATAAACATTCTTTTGAGGCTTAGAATTCTTTTCCACCCATTTTTTTAAATCATCAAATGTATCCATTTTTTGCAATAATAGATACTTCTCGACTTCTTCAATAGCTTCATCAACCTTATTATCATGAAAGCAGTAACCGTTACCCGATAAATCAAAAATTTTATTTTGTTTTTTCTTATCAACAATCCATAACTCCTCACCATGCCAAGCACACTGTGAGTCGTAACATTCCTTCGATTGTATCTCAAGACCGTTATTTTCAATCAATTCTATCAGTTTTTTGTACTTATTCATCAGATTCTCCTTTCCGAGCACGAAAAAAGCACTTAGATTTCTCTAGGTGCTTAATAGTTATAAATTAGCAATAGTATCTCGGATACTTTGCCATAATTCTTCGTCGCTTAAACCTGCATATTTTTTTTCTATTTCCTCAATAGGAGGAATAGTAATCTCATCAGGTTGAGAAAGCCAAAACTTCTCTTCTTCCTTGGTCAAAGTATAAGGCATAACTAATCAATCCTTTCAAAAGTAAAGTCGTACTTTTCAGCAAACAATGCCAATGTTTTTTCCTGTGCTTTTACTTCAGTATAACCTAATTTAATCATTTTTTCAATCAAATTCTCATATTCTTGATTAGCTTTTTGTGAAATCCTCTTAGTAGGTCTTGAATACCAATACACACTTCCATCGTGTCCTATGGTCAAGCCATATTTTACAGTATTGTTTTTGCTCCGCTGTTGCAGTGAAGCAAGATCACTAAGCGATGGCGGATACCCTGACGGATGGTTATGAATTGAAACAAGGCTTTGTTCCGGACTCTCTTTAAAAGCCTTCCTGACCTGTTCGTTATAAACTACACCTTTTCTCTTTCGAGCTTTGTTTGATAACGCAATAACTCTTCCTGTATCTGCATTAAGCAAATAATAATCTTCAAATGGGGTTCCGTTTCTATGCTGCAACGTCTGCCTTGAAACTCTTGCGATAGGTTCGGATATATGTGAAGTCTTTGGATGATTTTTTAATTTATCAACAAATTTATCACTTCGTACATAGTCCAGATTCGCTCCAAATTGCCTACCACTTAGCTCTCGTTCTCGTGGTTCCGCAACATACTTGTCATACCACTCTTTATAAGTCATATCAGCGGGAACAAACTCTACCTTCCCTGTTTCGGGATTTCTAGCCCTGCGCTCGAGCTTGCTGTAATCTGCGTCCTCATCGTGTGCGATAGTCGTAGATCTGCACCATGGATGCAATGGCGGATAGTTCACACCAGGCTCAGCCTTGTCCGTATCGTAGACCTTATTGTCGTGCTCCTGGCAAATGTGCGATGTGCGCCTATCTAATACGGCCACAAAACGATATTTTGTTATCTCAGCATCTTCATAGCTAAGCAATTCCATTTGGTTATGGAAGAACGCGGACTCAGTCCGAATCAAGCGCCTAGCTTTGTTTTGGCCAACTTCAAATCGTTCAGCGATTGCCCGAGCAGTATCTCGTGTGTTTCGTCCAGTCATGAGACTTACTAAAAGCTCGTCTTTCACGCTTGAAGCAAGCGCCCCAGTATTTGACCATATTCTGTCCGAATAGGCCTCTCCCGTCCATTTTAAGCCTCTTAGACGCTTAATTTCGGTTTCAGGGAGATTAGAGAAGCTATAAGCAAGCCCTGTCTGCTGCTGCAAGTCAAAAGTAGCCTTGTAGTAGCTATCCTTCATCAGATCGCTATAAAAAACATCTGAGCCTGATTTCTCGGAACGATAGATAGACTCACGCATGCGGTCTAGATCGTCGTTTAATCGTTCTAAACGTTTCATACGATAGGCATAAGCTGGACTGTCTAAGTCAGCAAGTAACCTTTGAATGTTTGGGTCATTCGGTCTAGCTTCAAGAACCTTACGAAGTTCGTTTAGATCCTTCTGGTCCTTCATATTTTTTAAGACTTGTCTAGCGTCACGCTCGCTCAATCCATAATCACGTTGGAACTTGTCAAAGACTTTGTTGATTTGCTTGTCTAGATAGTCTTTAGATTGCTTATAAATCTCGTCGAACTTGTCCGCTTGTTTTTCAGCCTTATCCATCTGCTCATAGATGAGATTAGCTTTCCTCTTGGTCCAGTAGTCCTTGTTCTTCATCTGCTACCTCATCGTCTGGCTTTGTGTTAACCTGATTAAAGAATGGCACACGTTCCTTGTTCTTTTCTTTCTCTTCCTCGAGCTCTTCCAATTCAGCGTCAGGATCTTCAACGAATGGTAAGAGAGAAATAAGCTGACGAAGCGATACCTTGCCTTCAAGGTTATTAATAATCTGTGACAATTCGAGCAAATTTTTAGGAAGCCCACGGCTAAACTGAGGCACGATTGAATGTGCTTCAAGAGCAATCTGCTGCATGCCTAAATAATGGGCGAAGATAGCAATACGCTGTCTAAGACCTCGCTTGTAGTTCGATTCCTTAGTCTTGGTAATCATTTCAAGGCCTAATAGCTTGAATTCCATGGCTACCCCTGAACTATTGCCTGCGAAGTTCTCATCTGTCAAATTCGGCACATGACTGAATGTGTAGATATCTTCTTTCAAAGCCTTACGCAAGATTTCAGTCGCGTTTTCGTCCAGAGCATTCTTTAAGAAATCAGCCTTGGCATCTGCTGGCAGTTCCAAAAGACCTTCTTCAGCAAGGATACTCATTGCCTCTCTAGCATCTTCCAGATTGTCAGCTAACTGCGCACCGTACAGAACAAGGATAGACTCTACTGCTTGCTCTTTGTCATTTACACGATTTCCCATCAGTGAATTGTAAGCATCAATCAAGCTAATCTGTTGCTCGTAGTCGCCAATAGCAAAGTGATTGTTGCGATATTCGATAATTGGGATTTGTCCAAGATTATGAGGCTCTACTTGCTCATTCTGTGTCGTTCCTGTGCTCGAATCACGCAGCACAATGTGATAGTGAAGATTTTGTGTAAAGACTTCTGCTTGATACTTAGTAGCATCTTTCGTGTCGTCTTTAATTTCGTAGTAGTACACCGCAAACAAGGCCTTCCGTTCGACGCTATCATCATAAACGATGAATACATTCTCAGGATCTACACTAGTCGAATCCAGTTCAGTCAGTCCTTCCTTAGCATAGATGTACTCGTAAGCACGGCCATAGATAGCCATATTCAATGCGTTCTGCGCATCTACTTGGTCAATCTCTGCACCATCAAAAGCTACAAGCAATGGCTCGAGGTCACTACCGGCCGTATTGTTATACTTGATAGGATTGCCCATGAAATAACCCGTAGATGTGTCTGCAATGTCTTTAGCGTGATTTGCTACTGTTTTGAAGTTCGGAGCATTCTTATTTCGCCTTTCATGTTTCAAGATAGCATGATCACCCAGATAGTATTTCTTCAAATCTCTCAAGCGACTGCGCTCTTGTGTATGTTTGCGAATCAGCTTGTAAATCAATTCCTTGTTCAAAGCTGTTTCGTCATATCCATCTCGTGGATAAGTAAAAATCTGATACATTTAATTCCTTTCTATAAGCCGTACTGCGAACGTCTACGAACGGTTGCTTTGCCCCCTTCGATACATTGAAGGCTATATCGCAACGCATCCATCAAGTGATTGTTCTTATCTTCTGGCTTGTTCAACCAATTACCTTCTTTATCCCGCTGGTAGCAGTAACTATAAAATTCATCCATGATATGTTCACAACTCGGATGTACATAAATAGCGTATCCTTGTAATTTGGACACGCCAGCCATAATACTATCCTTACCTTTCCTACTTTCTTTGATTCGAGATATGCCATGCTCCGACCTGAGTTCTTCAATCAGCCGTGACTCTGCGCTATCTGCGATGATTTGCGAACGATGATAACCTTTATCTTTTATCATCTTCGCGACCTCTTTAGTTATTAGACCGACCTTGTACGCTTCGTCAAAGATGTGTATCTCTTTTGTTGTGTCATTTATCAACGAGCAACACAAAGCAGTTGGATCGTGAGTGAAACCAAAGTCAAGACCAATGCACAACTTGTTAGCAGGGTTTTGCAGCAACTCATCTTTGTCAAAGTCTTTGACAGTCACGTTGTTGTAGATTAGACCTTCAGCAACTCCCCACTCGCCATCACATACAATTCTCGCCCGCCTTGGATTCGTGTGATACAAATCTTCATAACGCTTGATATCGACTTCATCCAACCACTCATTGCATCGATAAGTAGTTGTAGTAGCGAACGTATCGGCTCGTTGAGTCTCTTCGTCAAAGAAGACACGTTTGAGCCAGTGCCTCTCATTCCACGGGTTGAATGTAACCGTGATTTGTTTAAAGAAATCAGGTACATCTAAGCTACCACGGATAGACTCGACTACTGTACTGAACTTGTCTTCAGTTTCGATTTGATAAGCTTCCTCAAACCATGCCCAGCATAAAATACCAACATCGACCGTGATGGATGTGATTTTAAGTTCATCATCCAATCCACGAAAGAGTATTTTTTGTCCTGTCTCTTTGACTGTTATTTCAGGCAACGACTCATTGAATTTAAACTTATGAGCGACTTTCAGTTGGTTAGCTGCCCACTTGAAATCCGTGTAAGTCGATTGCTTGTTCGTGTTTGAATATCTACGAATAACAAGTAAATTCGCCCAGGGATATTTCAAAATACGGATAACATAGTTCAAGGCTGTTGTTTTCGACTTCTTCGAACCACGAGAGCCTTTTACAACTCGATAGAGATTTCTTGATCGCCAGAACTGTCCGTATCCAGCACCTACCATCTTCGGTAGATCTACAACAATATCATTCTGTTTAATCTGGTATGTCTGACTCATTCGCAAACACCACCGTTCCAGAAACATCTGCCTCTACCTTGTCGGTCCAAAGCCTGTGACGTTTGCCAAGGAGTTCAGCTGCCTTGATTCTATCTTTTGCTCCGACATCGATATCTGTAATCGTTTGACCTAATTCTCCAATGCTTATCAAGGTCTGTTCTTGCGTTTCTCCTCGCATGACCGAGGTTAGATAAGTAAGCACCTCTTCCTGCGTTGCAATTTTCTCAGACGCAAGCTGAGCCAGTCTTTCGTCGATATAAGATTTGATTGTAGTATTTTGTAGTAACTTAGATGCATTTGTATTAGCGTATTTAGAACTATACCCTGCCTTAATAGCTGCATCTGTCGCATTCCCGCTGATGATGTACTCATCAGCAAATCTCTGTTGTTTTAAAGTTAATTTAGCGATTTTCCATCACCTCCAATTTTTTCACAACACAAAAAGCCACACAATTGTGTGACTTAATGCAAGACCTCTCACAGACTTTGCAGGAATCGAACCCACGATAACAGTTTTGGAGACTGTTGTGTTACCACTACACTAAAAATCTAAATAACGGTACCAGGGGTTGAACTAAATAATACAAAGAGGAAATCACCAGCTTGCCGCCCTGATACCGTTAAACATTAAAGGAGTCATCAGTCCGCTTTACCGTACTTGCTGACAATACCATAATATCACTTTAAAAGTTCACTTTAGTTCACTTCGTTCACAATTTTTAGATAAATTTTCAAAGGCAGACTTTCTGATTTTTTGAATAGCGCCTCTACTATATTTTAGCTTAGCTTCGACTTCATTCCACGTCATCCCATCGATGTAAAACAACCGCATCACGATATTTTCTACCGGATCGTTTAGCGATTCGATTGCTTGAATCAACTCATCACGCTCTTTGTATAAACCTTGAATTTCTTGATAGAGCTGTTCTGTTTTATCAATAATCAAAATATTCAATTCTTCTGATTGATTTTTATTACTCTTCGATTTTGGCATGTTGTTAAACTGCTGCCCTCGCAAGATGCTCGATTTCAGGCTGATGATTTCCTGGTGCTTCGATTTTGCTTTAATGTCGATGTACTGCAAGGCCTTTAATCGTTGTTTGATATTGATTGTCAATCGCAAACCTCCTCAACTTCCACACCCTCGCAATCGAATACCCAGCCGAAGCCAGCTCCTTCTAATTCTTTGCGGGTGAATTTTGTTTTGTAAGTACGGTTTTCTTCTGAACTTGAAAAAAGCCATTCATTTGAATGTTTTTCGCAGTTCAAAGTTTCGTGATTTCCACAAATCCCTTTCGCTTTCACCAAATACCGCTTCTCTTTCTCGACCTCGTAGCCGAAAATCCAAGCGAGTGCGAAGAGTTCGGAGTTGTCCCAATACCATTCTGCAACTCTGTCAGACATACTTGCGTCTATTGAGTAGGACAGTGTATGCCCCAGTTTTTTCTGTTCTGCAATAAAATCCGCCACAAACTTCGGGATTGTGACTTTCTGCGGTTCGTCTAGTTCTCGAAGATTCTTCAAAACATCTCCGATTGCGACAACCGGAAGCTCTTTAAGTTGTTCTCCTTTTATCTCGTATTTTTTTATCAATTCATGCTTATTCATTTTCTTTTATCTCCTTCTGCCTGTTTCTCTAGCCAGTTAAATAGCAAGCCAAACTGCTCCGTCACTAGCTCATCATCATTGTATTGTTTGCAAATTTCTCCGATAGACGACACAGTCCATTGCCAATAAGCGTCTGAGCCAAAACCGACTTCTTGGCTTTTCTGATTGCTGCGCGCCATCCATGCCGGAATGACCCTGCTAAAGAAATCAATATAGTCAATCTTCATGGCAGTTCCTCAATCTTGATATAGATCCCGACTGTGTCTGCCCAAAACTTTTCGACAATCTCGCTGGCCACTTGAGCATCATCTTTCCAGTAGCAAAGTTTCGTCATGCAATCCTTGAGCAACTTCTGCAGATTGTCCGTATCTGGCTTTGTGGTCTTGTACTGACCATCGTAGCTTTTTTTGATACGTGGGAAGCACCACTTGACTGTCAGTCGAACTGCTCCTTTAAATTTATCAGGAGGCACATGCTGCGCGAGCAAGCTCTCAAATTTTGCTCTGGCATTTTTAAGATCCTCTGGCTCATAAAAGATTGGCTTTCCAAATTGGACGTTTACCTTTTTTTGCTGATGGGTAGTCGTTGGAATTTTTTGCATGGGTAAAAAGAATTCAATAGACATTTTTAAAAATGCACTTCCTTTCTTTTTTTAATTTCGCTTTTAGTCCATGACCCTTGTATATGACAGGGTGCGTTTTAAGCAACC